TACCCTCTACCTGTAATTTTCTCTTTTGGGTTGATACAGTCATAGACAAACCCTTGCACGTTATAGCCTAGAATTTCTTTCATAACATACATGTAGACATTGCATTGTAGCTCTAATCTTAAATTCTCAAAGCGTGGTTTATTACTGTAGGTCTTATAATCAACTAGCCAAATTCCACCATCAGCGTCAACAACTACAGCGTCTATATAGCCTTGAAAATGTTGTCCTGGGAGATATTCAGATAAATCCCACTCAATCAATTTCTCAGTCTCTATGACTGTTCCTATTGACTCTACACTGCCATAGTGATTAAGATATTTCTCAGCTACACGGATACCGTCAGCAATACCCTTTTCAGATAGTCCTTTATCTTTACCCCAAATTTCAATAGAATTTAGGATACTATGCAAGCTCACACCGTTCCCAATACACTCTAGAATATGGTGTAGTGTAGTTCCTCGGTCTAGTGCATCTTGCCACGGACTAGCCTTTGTAAGACCTTTAATGTAGTGACAATAAAAATCCCAAGGGCTTTCTAACCATTTAGACACTCGACTAACTGACCAAGTGTTTCCACAAGGCAGTTCATCAGGAACATCAACTACATTATCACGGTAAAAGTCTAGTTTCAATATCCTTTGTAGCTTCCTAAAATTCTTTGTCTTGCTTGTCAATCCTCTTTGTTTCCATTGGTTGACACTACTAGCACTAACACCTAATGCCTTGGCAAAGACTTTGTTAGTAAGACCATACTTATCCATATAGTCCCTGACTTGTTTTGCTTCAATAGTTTCAAAAGTCATTTATTGTAACTCCTTATTAAAATATAGCTATTAATATAGCTTATGACACCTAGACCCCTGACAGTCTAGTGCTAGCCTTACTAGTGTGTCTTAAACCACTCTAAAATGGTCTACAATCAATCCTATACCCTTGGTAGTGTATTACTACTTAAGTCATTCTTAACGCTCTCAAATGCCTTTTTATGAGCAATATGAGACTGCTCCCATGCCCTAGCTGATTCTTCCCAACTAGGTCGGTAAGGTGTATGAAACACCTCTTTTTGTTTGTCTGATTTTTTAAATAAATTTAGCATTCTCTTACTCCTTAATATAATCTATTAAACCGTTTAACCATATCTTTTGTAACTGTAATCACTAAACTACAGCTATCTAACTCACTATCTGAAATAGGTTTTCTTATTTCAGCTATTTCATACCTAGAGCATTGACTAAACACCTCTATATAGTAGTATAGAGCCATTTTATTTGTTATTGATATTCTTTTATATTCTGTCTTTAGGTGAAATTTATCACCATTTGCTAAATTAATAATAAAGTTTTCCATGGTCAACCCCCAAAATAAGTAATACCATAGCACCCAACACTACACAACCTAGCATTTTATACCTCCTTTAAATCAACTCAAAACCAAAACTATACAAGATTCTATTTTGAATCTGTTTCTTCTTGTCAGGACTGAACTTAAATTCAGTACCTTTAAAACATTCTGACTTATCTCTAAAGATAGAGATATGGTATTCACCTTGTCTATTTTCAAGACAAAATACGTCTGTCATAAGTGAGAATTTACCCCTAGAATATGACTCTTTTGGTGTGTGAGCAATGAAAAGTGTTTGTAGTTCATCAAAATCTTTCTGTTTAATGAACTCACTCTTAATATAAGCCCTCTCAAGCTCACTAGGGAACTTGAAAGTTCTTTCTTTTGCCTTGCTACCTTTTTGTAGCTCAGCAACATCTACATTTGAGAAATCTCCTTTAAAGATTTCCTTGGCTAGTTTCTTTGTAATTTTCATTCTATTACTCCTTATTCATTAACTATAGAAACTCATCAGCTTCTATAATTGTTATTTCATCAAAAGTATTAGGAAAGAGCTTTTTATATTCTTTCTCAGCTACTTTTATACTAGGGTATTCTGAAATAGATAGAACACCCCTATCCTTATGTTTTACAACCAAGAGAACCATTATATAAGTCCTCTTAAAAAATATTTATTTTAGCTGATTTTAGTTCTAACAATAAGTCAAAACGGATAGCATTAATACGCTTTAACATAGCTTTTTCATCGTAATTAGGTGCCATATGGTCATAAGCCACAAGACATTCATGACAAATATCATTTAGATTGTCTTTAGTTTCAATACTAATATCAAAAATTTGTGATACATGAAAACAAATCTCTCTAATGTTATCTAATGTAGCTACACTCACCACATTAGCTTTTCTATCCTCGTTAAATTGGCTTACTCGTCTTGTAAGTCCCATAATCATGAATGCGTTTGACATAATATTTACCTCTCTTTATTGCTTTATCATTTCATCTGTCAAGTCTGTTCAGTGTAACCGTTGTTCCCAAGTTACCAAGGTTTTAAAAGTGTTTAATCAATATCATAGCTTGATTTTGGCTTGTCTCACTAGCTCTATGCCTATTGTCTTAAATAGGGTAGTTACTAGACTATTGATAGCTCCGAGGATAGCTATATCCTCTATACCCCCTTATCCCTTGCAAGATAAGAGTTAGGCTTTTACCTAAAGGGTTTATGCTTTTGCATTGTCACGAGCTTGTTCAAACTCGCTTTCTTTGATTTCTTGATAGCCTTGTGAGAGTTTGCTATTGTAAATCTCACGAACTTTCTTTTGTGTAACGTCTGTAAGGACACGATAGTTACAATTATTAGGACTACATACACTAGACGCAGACCAACCTTTAACTAGGGTGTTATTCTTAATATCAACGAGAACAAATAGTCTGCTTCCGTAGATATTGTACTTACTGATATAAAGTTCAGCAGTGTTATAATCAAATTTAAGTTCAGTTGTTTTAGTTGTGTTTGCCATTTTCATTTACCATTGAGCTACTCTTTTGTAGCTCCCTTTCCTTATTTACATATTCATTATACACCATACTGTATCTTATGTCAACAGTTTTCTGTACATTTTTTAAATTAATTTTATTAGGCTTATTTTATATACTTACCATGTTGGAATATATGACTTGTTTTACCCTCTATATATAGATTGAAGATACTACGAGCAGAACTTTCAGCACCTTGGGCTGTTTTATAAATTTTAGCTTCTTTAATATCTGTAGTAGTTTCTAACTCTTTTGTTTTAGGGTTATATGACTTAACATATACTGTGTATGAGTTAGAATCATCATAAAGTCTGATTTTCATTTGTATTACCTCTTTGTCCTTTATTCGTAAGTCATTAACTAACTTACAATAACTATAATACACTATAGTGTATCTAATGTCAATAGGTTTCTACAAAAAAGTTTAAATTTATTTTATTACCTTTTTACTTTGTTTTCTGTTTTTAGTTTTGAGCTAGTGTATTTATAGTAGAAAAGTATAGCTAGGGAATGACCCCACAGGGTCATGACCCTCTGTAGCTTATCAACTCCCAACAACAAACACAATACATTATATAAGATACAATCTAGCGTATTAACTCGCTACGCTCGTCAATACACTAAATCGTATCTTATTACTATACATTAATTATTAACCTTATATAGAAGAGAATAGTAAGTATATATCAGTATAAGCTAATATAAGAGCATATAAGCAAGGATAAGTATAAGTAGGTATGATAAGACTATGAACGTATTAGAGACGATTACAAGGGCTTTTAGAGGGGTATATGAATGTGCTATGATGATATGCTAGTAAGTGTAGGATAGGTAGGACTGATATAAGGGTAGCTTATAGGGTGTATAGTAAGGGTATAGAGTAATCAAAAGGATAGATTAAGGGTACAAGGATAACACCAAAAAGAGTGCAATGCACGCACTTCCTAGAGATGTAGACATGCAACCCTAACAGACCATGACATGATGATAACAAAACATACCATATAATATACTGTACTATCAATCAATCATCATTACAACTGCTTAAATTGGTATAGTCTGTACTCTATCAATGCTCGTAGCTTATCAACTAAAACATAGCTTAAAGCCTTGATACTAAAGGGATTCAATAAAATAAGACCATTCCTTTATGTTTCTGGAAAATTATGATTTTTCGGAAAGATGTATGGTTGGTAAGCTACAGAAAGCCTTTAAA